AATGGTTCTCATCAATGAGGATACTGATGTGTTTTCTGGTGTAATCACATTAAAATATGGAGCTATTGCAGAATATTGAATATTTTGAGATGCCTTTGCATTTGATCCTCCTGCAACTTTTTCATCTGTAAAACTTAACTGAGTATCACCTGAAGATCTATTAACTAAATAGGATCTATCAAATTCTAAATGATAATTATCAGTTCCTCTGAAAGATTTAAGGGTTTGATTAGATGGTAATGAATGTTGCCTGTTAATTCTTGCTAGAGAAACACCATTTAGTTCATACTTATAAATTAGACTATCTATAGAATGATTTCTTGTTGGAGATTCAAATCTTCCTCTTTGTACTATAGTTAGAGTATTTGATCCAGCGGAACCAAGAGTGTATGAGATAATTTCATTATTAATAATTACATATCCAGGATTAGCTCCAGTGACCGTAGATCCCTCAAAGGTATTAAAGTTTGCAGTGCTCGCTACAGAAATTGATAGAGAATTAGAAACAATGGGTACAGTTATTTTTTGACCAATTGTATCTGGCAGTATTCCACTAATAACTGCGGTATTATTATTAGCGTGCATACCGTGATTAAACTGAGTCACTTCAAAAACATTTCCTGAATATCTAGAGTCTGGAACATAAGATGCTTTTGTAACTACTGTTGAAGCCATGGTGACTTGAGTAGAATCATTATAATATGAAATTGGTTGTCCAAGAGTAAATTCTTCCCCTTGAACATTAGTCAAATATAATGTATCGATATTACTAGTGGATTGGACCGTTATTCGTGCGCCACTACCTTTAACAACAGATGCTGTAGTGATACCTAAAACATCGCCAACTATATATCCAGATCCACTATACGCTATTGCTACGGAAGATACCGAATTATTATCAATTGTTATGGTTGCAGTAACACTACTTCCATATCCTGTTATATTATATAGAGGAACTCCCACAAATGTTCCATTAGAGTACCCTGCTCCCACGTTAGAAGTTGTGATTGCAACTACATTTCCACCAACATTTTCAATGTATCCAAATGCACTGCCCTCTGCAACTTTTCTTCCGGGAATTAAAATAGTTCCAAGGACTGATGTTGATGAAGTTGTAATTCCTACATTTAACTTTCTTGGTAAAACTTTAATTGGGTTATTAACTAACTGAGGAATATTTGAATCGTCAACATACGTTGTACTACCAACAGAAACATTAGGATTGTGGAAATATACTGTACCATTTGTAGAAGTAAAATTGGCTTTATAAAGTTTAAATGTTAGGTCCTCAGTTATTGAAGAATTCCAAATACCGCCATTTTGTGGTTTATATAAATTGCCTCCAATGTAGTTATTTGTGTATAATACTTGTTCAACATTTGGTAAAGTTTGAGTAGAAACTGTTGGTTGATTTGTTTGTGCAGTCCAAACTTTATAATTACTTGATGATGAACAACTTAAAGAAATCGCATATTGCTTATTTGGTTGTAAATAAATTGGTGATAGGAATTTAATGTTGGTTGCTACTTGTCCTGTGTTAGAAATTGTAATTGCAGATGGATATAATTCTGCTCTAGCAAAATCTTGAACCAGGTTTGTTTTTGGTGATCCACCAATATCTGTTTCCTTAATTTCAACAAAAACTTTTTCAGTGGAATCTTTTTCTGCAAAATATAGATCAACAGAAGTTAAGAACATCCCGGTATTATCGGTTCTAAACGTTTGTGATAATGGATCAGTTTTCAATGCATTTAGTGGAAGTGCTATGGATGGTCTTCTGAGAGCAATAGTAGTTGTATTTAATTGTGTATTTACAATTCCAGTTGCATAAAAACTATTTTGTGTATATGAAATTAAAGTTGCAGAGGAATTTGTTGAACTTGATGACAGTTTAAATGTTTTTGTTCCAGTCCCAAAAGTATTTGATGGCGTTGGTGTTTGTAATGGATTTCTAATAAAGAAACATCCAATTAAATCACCAACATCATCAGTAATTAGTGATTGTGTAGAAACTGTAGATTGCGCTCCTGAAGTCTTTCCTATAAGTGTTGCACCTTGAGGTAAATATCCGAAAAATCTTCCAGATGCATCATCCGCTAATGAGTACGTATCAATATTTAAAATTGTAGATGAGGAAGAATATGATGACGCCAATTGTGTTGAAGTATTATATGGATTTTGTGAATAAGTTACAGTAGGAATGATAGAGTTATAAGTTCCTTTCTTATGTGTCGTAGTTGATAATCTAAAACTTGCTACTTTTATATTATTAAAATAAGCATCAACCGTTTCACCAGTTTGGAATGCTGGTGATCCAGACTCCATTGTTATTTGTAATAATTTTGGAATTACGTCAATATTTGAATTCCCATCAAAGAATGAATAATATTGTGTATTTGGTTGTAATCCACTAGCATAAAACTGAACGTTTCTAGATTTAAACTTCTTAGATGGATTGGTACTTAATATTAGATCTGCAATAAAGGAATTATCCCATTCACCTTGATTTCTAATTACTATTCCATTTTCAGAATTAATTGATCTTACCCATGTATCAGAAGATGGAGTAAGACTTACATAACCGTTATAATTTGTAACTCCAGCTGGATTAATATTCTGTTGATTAGTAGCGTATGTTTGTCCTATACCGGCGGATACTTCCGAATAATTTAAAGTTACAACATCTCCAGTTTTTCTTATATTTGAATCTAATAAAGATAGATCTGATGAAAAATCTGCAGTATCAATATTAACATTACCACTTACACCAATTTCTGCCTTTAAAGAATATGAGGAAATATCAGAATTTAATTCTTCAGTATTTTTATTAATCGCACATTTTGAATCTAAATTTTCTATATCGATAAAATTATTATTTTTAAAATTATCTACAAAAAATCCAGATTTAAATTTGTTTATTCCGTTAGCATCTAATATTTGCAAAGATTTTGTATTTAATTCTAATAATGATAAAGATGAAACAATTTCTACATTTTCAATTCTTTTTTCTAAAGATCCAATATCTTTCATTGTATATCTTTTATTATTCACTAGCTTAATATCACTATCATTAGGATTATAAAGATATGCTGGTAAAATAATAGTTGCTATAGCCATTGAATCATCAATAGTTATAGGTTCTTTAGGATTTAGAGATGATACTCCTTTAATTAAATTAAAAGATCCACTTTTATTTAAAACAATTTTATCTATTCTAGGAAGATAGTATGAATATCCTACTGTGGAACTTTCATTTGGAGTTAAAACTAATGTTGGATTATTTCCAGATGTTGCAAAAGATCTACTAGCGAAATCAAAAGGAGATGAAGTTATAGATGTAAATGTTGAAACTCTAGGTCTGAAATCTAATGTATCAGATGATCTTAAATTGTCTTTTAAAAGTGGAATATCTTTTTTATATCTTCCAGGATCATATGATCCAACTGTGTATACATCTCCACTATCATTAGTTGGAACATTGTAATAATCAAAAATAATCAAAAGTCTTCTAGAAGGAACAACTAATGGATTTTTTCTAATTATTCTTGAATAATCATAATATTGTTCTCTCTGACCCTTATCTAAAATATATTCTTGAGTTCTATTTACATATGCACCAACATCAACACTCTGTATAGCAGCTACAATATTAGATTCAGTAAAGGTAACCGTTTCTCCATTAACAAATTTATTTGAATTTAAATAAACAAACTCAATTCTTGTTGTATTATTTCTAGTCACTATTTGAGCAACAGATCCACTTGTTTGTCCAATGATTTTTTCACCAAGAATTGAATTTGTATTTAAATTTAATCCCGTTTGGAAATTTAATCCATCTAATACTGGAGGTGCATTATTTACCGATTCATAAACTGCTATAATATTTGCAACATCTGGAACATTTAGAGAAATTTCTTTATCTTCAACTCTTAATCCATAATATATACTTGTCGATAGTCCAGAAAATGAGGTAGATACTCCGGTAATTGATCTATTTACTTCTAATTTTTCACTTCTTATATAAATTTTTTGTTTATTTTTAATTGAATTTTTTCTAACTGTTGAATTTACAACCACATTAGTTTGACTTGGTGTTAATCCACTGAAAGTAACAGAAGTTTGAGATGAATCTAATGTAAACTTATCAGAAGTTAAAGGTTCTACAGATCCATCTGAATAAAACACAGAGTACCTTTCAACGTCAAAAGTTTCAAAATATGCACTTGTAATCCCAACATCAGCTAAACTTAAAGATAGAGTTCCAACCGCGTTTGTAGATTCTCCTGTAGTTTGACGAGTTACTCTTAGTTCAGATCCATCAAAATTAATCTCTGATATATTTTTATTATTTAACTTCGCGTATAAAAATGCATTCTCTTCATTTTGAATAGATGGAACACCAGAAGAAAAAGTTACATCCGTAGTGATGTTTGGAACTCCTCCATCGCAAACACCAGAAACTGTGGAAACACCAGAAAGAGTTACTGATAATCCATCAGTTGAAATTCCAGTAATTCTATTAAAAGTTTCAGTTGTAAATCCAGATCTTTGATACCTGATAATTGTATCGCTTGCAACCCCTATAAAATTTCTACCAGCACAAGTTGCTATACCACTAGAACTAATTGTTAATATATCGTTAGAATTAAAATTTAATAAATTTTGACGAGTTAAAAATGTATCTGCAACAAAATCTGTTGATAAACCAATGGCAGTAGAATCTTGATATACAGATTTAATATCTTTTATACCAAAAGATATAACTTGTTGAATTGATCTAGAATATTCAACTGATCCATTTATTGATATTTGCTCTCCAGGACTAAAAGTTCCAGATGTTTGAGTTAATGTAATTGTTGTTCCATTTGCACTAGTAACAACATATCCAGAAGCTCCACTATTTAATCCCTCAATAAAAGAAGAATTTGGGCAAGAAGTAGCATTTAATGAATTATTTAATACTAATCTTGTATATGTTTGAACATCAAATAAATATAAATCCCAATTAGACGATGCATTGGAATAAGCACTATCACTTAAACCAAAAGAGTATACTCTTGCTCTTCCAATTTCATCTCCAGATCCTGTGACAGTTGAATTTTTTCTTTGACTGTGTAAACTTATAGTATGATTATTATTAATTCCAATAACAGGAGATCCAGATACATTGTTAACTCTCAACAGATTTCCCATTTCAAATGGAACTGATGATGCAAAAACTGCGTTAGTATCCCTTGGTTTTTGTACATCTAAAATTGTTGTTTCTGATTTTTTAATATCAAATCCTTTAACATATGCTTTTCCTGGAGAAATACTTATGGATAGTAGATCTTCAGATGGATTATTATTTTGATCAGTTTTTTGATTTTCTAAATAAATTCCATCAGAGGAAATTCTATCATTTAAAGAATTTTTTACTTCAACGGAAAATGGAGAAATTGCATAATCTCCAGATTCATCAGAAGTTCTTTCTGCAATATATTCTTTAATTAATGAGTAATTAGTATTATCTTGTAATTTTTTTATTAGTCCGTTAGAAACTCTAACTATTTCTATAAAGTTTTTGTCATCAAAATCATTTATTGCTTTTTTACTTAAAACTGCAGATATTTTTAATCTATCCGCTCCTGGAGCAGAATAATTTTCAAATCCTCTAGCATTATCAAAAAGATCTTTGTTTTGTGTAGATGCAAACTCTATGGTTTCCTGTATGTTTAATCCTATTCTATATGAGGGGACATTTGTATATTGATCAAGTATTAGAGTGCTTTCATTTATACTTACAAAAGTTCCTCTAATAAAATAAACACCTTGAGATATATGAATAGCGGATCCTGTTGAACAAGATCCACTACTAATCAAAGATGCTATAGTTTGTCCAGAATTTATCGTCGTATTTCCGTATTTAAAGGTATCTAAAGTTATTAGTGGTTCTCCATCACGAAACTGATTGATTTTAAAATCAACATCAGAATTTAAATATTTTACATATAAAGTATATGTTTGAACGGAGGATTGTACTTTTGTTAGAACATTTTTAATAACAGCCGTAATTTGAGAATTTTGTCCTTTAATTTTTTTACCAATCAATTGTTGCAAATATATACCAACGTCTAGACCTAAATGTAAATCATTTATTTTTACTGCATAATAATTTGGATCATATGTAGTATTTCCGGGAATAACAACAGATCCCTCTTTAAAAAAATGAGATCCGAAAGATTGAATTTGATTTTGAAGTATTGATTGTAATGTTACTAATTCTCTAGACTGAACTGGGAATCCTGGTTTAAATAATACCCGATAAAAATTTTTACCCGCATCAAAGTCGTCAAAATATGGCGATACATTTAAATTTGTTTTTTGGGACATTTTTAGAATTCCAGTATAATTTTAATGTCTTCTTTTTGTCTTGGGTTTCTTGTAACCACTGGTCTGTTATCCAGATAGAGGATAGTTCCGCTTGATTTATTTATCTCTGCAGACGCAATTCCATTATTAAATTGAGTTGCAAGATTAACTATTTTTGACGATGAAACTGATGTTGTAATTCCACTAAAGTTAGTATTTATTGTGCCGCTAAAACCATTCGTTGCAGTGATTGTTCCGCCCGCAGGACTAAAATCAACTATCGTAGCTTCATTAACTACATTAAATGAATCTTTTTGATCATCTGATTGTGAATTAAAATATAAAGACCTATCAGTAAAATATTTTAAAACTCTAGTTTCAGGATCATACGAAGCAATATATCCGAATGCGGTTCCAACTCCAGCCACTGATTGAAATATTCTAGTTCCTGGGATTGCATCAGAAATATTAGATGCTGTTAGTAATTTTAAAGAGCGAAGATTGGAAAATTGACCGTCTGTAAAAATTGAAGAGGCAGATCCAATTACGGTTGGATTTTTAATAATTCCAATTTGTGAAAATCTTGTATCTAATGGAAAATCTTTTGTTGAATCATCAAATCTCGAATAAACTAAAACTTTATCTGTCCCTAATTCAGTATAAAGATCATATCCATGACCTCTAGATGGTGGAATAATAGGAATCAAATTTGCAAAAGTAGTTGCACCTGAATTAATTGGGGAAAGATCAACTCTTCCATAAGTATAATTTTTTCCACCAGAAGAAACTATTGCTTCAGTAATTTTTCCTCCAATAACATTAACAATAACTTTTCCCCCAGTCCCGTCCCCAATAATATTCAATTCTGCACTTGTTGTATTATATCCTGCACCCTGATTTTGAATGTATACTTTTTTTATCTGATTATTATTAATTGTTGAATCTCCATTTTCACGAACTGCTTGAATTTGAGCATCTGTTGAAGATGACCAACTATTTGGAACTGGTATATATTCTATAGAGTCAAATTTAATAATATCACTTGGAGAAACTGTGAATAGATATTTCCAAATATATCCATCTCCACTCTCTCCAGCTCTAGATGGTTCAAGATCA